GAACTGGAGCGGGCACTGGCGGAGGATCTGCCAAAGGCGGTGGCGAAAGGTGTGCTGCGGCGCGCGGCGATCAAGGCAATGGAGCCGCTGCGGCAGAAAATGGAGGCGCTGGCGCCAAAGAAAAGCGGCGAACTTGCAAGGTCGATGAAAACGCAGCCGGTGAAGGCGCAGCGGCAAAAGGGCTCGTATCGGTTCGAGGCAAAAAGCAGCGTTGAGGTGCAAACCGGACCTGCGCCGACAAACCCGATCGAGCGGGGGAACGCGGGCTGGCAGGAATTCGGGACCGTGGAAATGGCGGCCAATCCCTATGTGCGGCCTGCGGCGATGGAAGAAGCCAAAGCGGTGATTGCCAGCGTTAAGATCGAACTCACCGATCAAATCGATGCGGCAAAACAGCGGATCGCCAAAAAGGCGGCGAGGGTGGCAAGCGGTGGCTGATTTCGCGTCCGCCTTTGTGCAACGCCTGTTGGCCGATAGCGGGGTCGCGGCTGCGGTCGGGGACCGGATTTTCTGGCTCAACGTGCCGCAGAACACGGCCTTTCCCTATGTGCGCCTGCAGGTGATTTCGGATCCGCGAACGGGGCACCTGCAGGGTGCTGACGATGCGCGGATCAGCCTGGTGCAAGCCGATTGCATGGCGTCCAGCTACGGCGCGCAGCGGGCCGCGTCCGATGAAATCATTCGCGCGGCAAGCCTGCCTGCCACGGTGGCGGGGGTGCGCTTCGGGCGGACGCTGGCCAGCGGGCCGACCGATGAAGGTGAGGACACGGCGCGCGGGTTCGTATTTCGCGGGCGCATCGAATTGATGGTGGAGCATAGCTAGGACGGGAGTTTTTGAGATGGCAGAAACACAAGTAGCGTCGAGCGGTTGGGGCGGCGAAGTCTGGCTGTCGAGCGATAGCGACGCGGCGAACCTGATCGAACTGGTGCAGGTGGTTAGCTACGCGCTGCCGAGCGACGAAGCCGAGACGATCGAGACAACGCACCTCAAATCACCAGGTCGGCGGCGCGAATACACGCAAGGCATGATCGAGGGCGGCGAGGTTGAGGTGGTGCTTAACTTCCGTCCTGGATCCGACACCGACCTGGCTATCGAGGAAGCATTGGCGTCGGGCGATCCGCGCGCGGTGCTGTTCGTGGTGCCGGAACTCGGAATTCCGACCTGGCAATATTCGACGCTGGCGATCGTGTCGGCCTACGACAAGGGCGACGTCGCGGCGGACGGCAAGCTAGAGGCGACAATGACGCTCAAGCTGACCGGCGAGACGATCGGCGCGGCTTATGTGCCGCCGCTGCCGTTGACGGAGGAAGCCGATGGCTAACCCGATCAAGGGTGAGGTGTCGGTGGATCTGCCAGGCGGCAGGAAGCTGATCCTGGTGCTCGATATGGAGGCGCTGATCGAGGCGGAGGGCTGCTATGAAAAACCATTGCCGCAGCTGATGGCCGATGCGGCAGCAGGCTATGTTGGGGCGGCGCGCGCGCTGTTTTATGGATCCTTGCGCGCGCACCAGCGATCGATGCTGCTGGAGGACGCAACGCAGATTTTCATCGATAATATCGATCTGATCAGCGAACGCCTGTCAGCTGCGGTCGAACTGGCGATGGCGTCGGCAGCCGAGACGCCGAAGCCGAACGGAAAAAAGCGGAGCGCGGGGGGAAAGGCGCGGCCTCCTGGCGGGCGCTCTGGCGGCAATGGTGCAGCGAAGGGCTTGAGCCTGGGGACTTCTGGTGCGTGACGCCGCGCAACTTCCAGCTGATCGTCGGCGCGCGGGCCGAAGCCAGGCAAGCCGACGTCGTGGCGATCGGGTGGTTTGGCGAAAAATTCGGCCGGACAAAGCACCTGCAGTCGCTCGACACCTATCTGGAACTGCCCAAAATGCGCCGCGATGCAGCCGCTGCGCGCGTCGGGGCGATGCTGGCGGCGAGGGCGCGGCAGAACGCGAGGGGATGATCTGTGGCGCTAGGTGATGTGATCGCGCGCCTATCGGTGGTGCTGGGGCTCGACACGGCAGCGTTCGAGGCGGGCTCGACACTGGCGCAAAAGCAGACGGCCAAGCTGCAAAAGGAACTGCAGAAAACCGGCGACAAGATCGTGGGCGTCGGCAAAACGCTATCGATCGGGCTGACGGTGCCGCTGACGGCGTTCGGGGTGAAGGCGTTCGACGCGGCGAGCGATGCCGCCGAACTGCAATCGGCGTTCGATCAGACCTTTTCGGGCATGACAAAGGAGATGAACGCCTGGGCGGTGGCGACCGGCGACGCGATGGGGCGTTCGACGCAGACACTGCAGACGGCGGCCAATACGTTCGGGATCTTTTTCAACACGGCGGTTCCGAAAGCCAAAGCGGCGGAAATGTCGAAAACCTTTTCGCAGCTGGCGCTGGATCTGGGCAGTTTTTACAATATCAAGCCAGGCGACGCGATCGCCAAGCTGCAGTCTGGCCTGGCCGGGGAAAGCGAGCCGCTGCGCGCGTTCGGCGTATCGATGACCGAAGCTGCGGTTAATGCAAAGGCGCTGGAGCTGGGGCTGGTCGGCGTCGGCGACAAGCTGACCGAACAGCAAAAGATCCAGGCGCGCTATGCGCTGATTCTGGATCAGACGAAAAACGCGCAAGGCGACCTGGCGCGGACTTCTGGGGGGACGGCAAACCAAATCGAGGCGTCGAAAGCCGCGTTCGAGGAACTGTCGATCGTCGTGGGCACAAAATTGCTGCCGGTGATCACACCGCTGATCACGAAAATCGCCGAGGCGCTCAACTGGTTTACCTCGCTGCCGGGGCCGGTGCAGACGGTGGCGGTGGCGTTCGGCGCGTTCCTGGCAGTCGTGGGCCCGCTGGTGGTGGCGTTCGGCACGCTGCTGCCGTTCCTGCTGCCGATCGCGTCGGGGATCGGGGCGGTCGGCGGGGCGCTCTTACTGATCGCGGCCAATCCGGTGATCCTGGGCCTGGCGGCGGTGATCACGGGAATTTACCTGGCGTGGAAGAATTGGGATCAAATCACGGCGATCGTCAAATCGGTTTATGACGCGGTGAAAACCTGGATCATCGATAAGCTGCAGGCGGCGCTGGATCTCGGGAAAGCGGCGATCAATCTCTACATTCAAGCCTGGACCGTGCTGCCGGGGAAGATCCTGGCGATCGCGCAGGCGCTGGTAACGGGCGTTGAAAACTGGATTTCGAAAAAGCTGGGCGCGATCTTTGACGGGGCGATGCAGAAAACCGTCGCGCTGGGCGATGCTTTCCGCAGCCTCTACGACAAGGTGGTCGGGCATAGCTATGTGCCCGATATGGTCGCCGAGATTGGGCTGCAATTTGCCAAGCTGCAGCCGACGATGGTTAATCCGGCGCTTGCCGCGACGCAGGCGGTCGGCGATGCCTTCAAGGCGCAGACCGATACGGTGATCGCGCAAAACGACCTGTCGGTCCGCTCGACGGAGGACATGGTGAAATCCACCTTCCAGGCATTCGAGGGCCTGGTGCAATCGATCAAGGGCGGCGGGTTTTTCGACATCCTGGGGAGCCTGCTGGGCTTTGGCGTGGAACTCGCAAAAGCCGGGACGTTCGGCAAGTCGGCGTCGAATTTCTTTAACACGGTGCCGCACCTGGCAGGGGGCACGAGGTATCACGCGGGCGGGATGGCGCTGGTCGGCGAGCGCGGGCCGGAACTGGTATCGATGCCGCGCGGCTCGAAAGTCACGCCAAACGCCGACCTGGGCGGGCGCGGCATGGCGATCCAGGTTATCCCGTCGCCTTACTTTGACGTGCGGGTGTCGGAGGTTTCGACGCCGATCGCGCAGGCGTCGGGCATGTCGGCGGTCGGCATGGCCGAACGGCGATCGATCAAGCAGGGGCAGCGGAGGTTAGGGCGGTGATCGATCTAACGCACCTGCGCTGCCAGGTCGCTTCCATGACGGTGATGGACTGGGGGGCGATGCTGCAGCCCGCGCTGGGCGGGCCGGTGCAGCGGATCGAGCGGATCGGATCGCGCTATTCGATCGCGTTCAATGTTCCGCCGATGCATGTCGAAAGCGAAGGGCGCGAGGCGATCGCCTTGCTGCAGATGGCGCTGCAACAGGGCGCGCTGGTCGCGGTGCCGCAAGTCGAGTTTACACCAGGGATGCCAGGACCGGGGGTCAAGGCGGCGGCGGGAAGCGCGGGCAAGTCGCTGCGAATTACCGGCGCGACGCCTGGCTACACGGTGCGCCAGGGGCAGTTTCTCAACGTGTCGGCAGGCGGTCGGCGCTATCTCTACTGCGCGGCGGCAGGGGTGCGTTTGAACGCGCAGGGCGGCGGCCTCATACCGCTGACGATGATGCTGCGCACGCGCCTGGCGGGCGGCGAGGCGGTCGAACTGGCGCTGCCGGTGATCGAGGGCTGGCTGGACGGCGAACTAGGCTGGACGCTGGAAATGAGCCGGACGGTCGGCCTGTCATTCACCTGCAAGGAACGCGCCTAGATGACGGCGATCGATCCGCTCCTGCAACAGGCACTAGAGGGCGACTTGGTGCGCCTGGCTGGCATGGTGCGGATCAACTACGCAAGCGGGCCAAAACGGCTGCTGGACGGCGCAGGAGAGGTTTTACTAGGCGCGGAGGTGTTCCGGGGTCTGGAGGCGGGTTTCGGCGCTCTGGCGGGCCTGGACCAGCTGGAGGACGGCAGCGGCGACGATGCGCCGGCGATGACGCTCGAACTGCTGCCGGCGAATGACAGCGCGGCGGTGCTGATGACCGATCCAAGCCTGCAGGGGACGACGATCGAACTGATGATCGGCGCGGTGGCGGACGAAACCGGCGACCTGATCGGCGCGCCCTATTCGGTGTTTTTTGGCGAGATTGACCGGACCGTGCACAAGAGCGGCAAGGGCAACCTGTCGGTCGAAATCGAATGCGTCGGGGGCATGGAGCGGCTTTTCTTCAACGATGAAGGGATCCGCCTGTCGTCGGCGTTTCACAAGCAAGTCTGGCCTGGCGAACAGGGCATGGATTTTGCGACCAACGTGACGCAGGCGATTTACTGGGGGACCAATGTGCCGCGCAGCGTGGGGCGCGGGTGATGGGCGAAACGCCTGACATGGTGCGGCGGCGCGACGCGACGCAACGGACATTCGATGCGTTCATGGACGAGCCTTTCACCTGGGAGGGCTCCACCTGCATTCACCTGGCGGTTTTCCATGCCCGTGCGATGGGCTGGGACATGCCAAACGTGCCGGAATTTCATGGCGCGGCGGGCGCGCGAATGGCGCTCAAGAAAATGGGCGTCCGATCGGTCAAGGGCCTGCTGAATTCGTTTTTCGCGCCGATCGCGCCAGCCTACGCGCTGGTCGGGGATCTCCTGGCCTTGCCAGGCGAAAAGGGCCTGGAGGGCGTTTGCGTGGTCCTGGGCAATGGCCGGTGCCTGGGCTGGCTGTCGGGGTACGAAGGCGCGACGGTGCTGGAGCCGCTGATTTATCGCGGCGGGTGGCGGCTATGAGCAAGGTGATCGCAGGCGCTGCGATGCTGGCATCGATCGCGCTGGCAATTCCAACGGGCGGCGGATCGCTGCTGGCGGTCGGGATCGTCAATGCGGGGATCGCGTCGGCGGCGGCGGCGGGGACGATCGCCACGGCGCTATCGCTGGGCCTGTCATTCGTCGCGCAGCTGACGGCGAAAAAGTCGCAGACGATCGAGGGCGCGGTGACGCAGTGGATCGCCGATCCGAACGCGGGGACGCCGTTTGCGCTGGGCTTCACGTCGATCGCGGGGGAAATCCGCTACAAGCGCAGCCACGGTTCGAGCGGTCGGCAGGAATATCTGTCGATCGCGACCGTGCTATCGGGGGCGGGGCCGATCGATGCGATCACCGCGCATTTTGCCGACGATGAAAAGCTGACGCTGGCGGGCAATACCTATGCGGGATTTTATGACGGGCGGATCTGGCACGACAGCCAAGTCGGGCTTTGTCCGGAGCCGGATCAGCTGCTGCCGAATCCCGCTGCGGTGCCGACCGGATGGACGGCGGGGCACAAGCTGTCGGGTTACGGCGCGGTGATGCTGACGATGAAATTTGACGGCAAGGGCGACAACACGTTTACGCAGGTTCCGGCGATGCGCTGGGAGGTGCGCGGGGCCAAGGTTTACGATCCGCGCGCCGATGATACCTATCCAGGCGGCGCAGGGCCGCAGCGGATCGGCGATCAATCGACCTGGGCCTGGAGCCAAAATCCGTGGATCGTCGCGCTGGGCTGGGCGCTGGGCTGGCGGCAGGGACCAAACAACATTCGCGTCGCGGGCGTCGGGATGCCGATCGATGGCATCGATCTGCCTGCCTTTGTCGAGGCGGCGAACATTGCCGACGCGAACAAGTGGACCTGCGGCGGGGTGCTGATGTCAACCGACGACAAGTGGGAATGCCTCAAAGCCATTTGCCAGGCGGGCGGCGGCGAGCCGATCCGTGAGGGGGCGGTGCTGTCGTGCCTGGTCAATGCGCCGCGCATTGTCCTGGCGACGATCGGGCGCGGCGATGTTGTCGGCGACGTGTCGGCAACGACGATGCAGCCACGGCGCAGCCGGATCAACGGCGTGGTGCCGCGCTACAAAAGCCAAGATCACAATTGGGAAACGGTGTCGGCGTCGGTGGTGCGCAACGCTGACTGGCTGGCGCAGGACGGCGACGAGCGGACCAAGGAAACCGAATATTCGATGGTCTACTGCCTGGCGGGCAAAACGCCGGACCAGGCGGCGCAGCTGGGCGGCTATGAGATAGCGGCGGGCCGCGAGGCGGGGCCGGTGGTGTTGCCGCTCAAACTCTCGTGGCTGGGCTTCAAGGCGGGCGACGTGATCAGGGCGGATCCGGACCTGGGCGAACTCGGACGCCTGGCCGGACAATCGGTGCTGGTGCTGCGGCGGCAGATAGATCCAGCCACGGGGGGCGTCACGCTGACGTGCCAGTCAGAGACGAACAGCAAACACGCCTGGGCGCTGGGGCTCATTGGCAACGCGCCTCCCGTCCCTCCGAACAATGAAAAGCCGATCTTTCAACCGCCAGACGAAGGCGACTGGTCGGCGGTCGGGGTGCTCGACGGCGAGCAAGGGCGGATCAATATCACGGGCGCGTCAACCGATCCGGCGGCGCAGGTGGTGTTTTTCGAATACCGCCTGGCGGGCGACAGCGAGTGGATCCTGGCGGGATCGGGACCGTCGAGCACAACCGAATTTTCCATCCTGGGGGTGCGCGGGCAGACCTATGACGTGGCGGTGTCCTACTATTTCGGGGCGCGGCTGATCATTCCAAACGTGGCAATTCCTGCCTGATAGGAGGGCCTTGACGTGACGGCTTTCGATGACTGGCTAACCTGGCTCAAGTCGGCGCGCAAAGGTCCGGTGCCGCTCTACGCCGACCGGGGGCGCGATTTTTCCGCCTGCATTACGCTCGACGCCGACTTTTCCGGATCGAGCCTGCGCGGCCAGGTGCGCCTGCTGCCCGACGAGGGGCCGGTGCAGCTGCTGGGCGACTTCACGATCGGCGCGGCAACGATCGATGAAAACGGCAACACGTTGTTCGCGGTGTCGATGCCTGGCGCGCTGATCGCGGCGATGCCGCTGCCGGTGCCTGGCGATGGCCACGGCGATTTTGCCTATGATCTGCTGCTGACGGACAGCGGCGGGCATGTCGAATTGCTATTCGGCGGCGCGTTCAGCGTCGGCGGGAGGGTGACGCGATGAACGCTTTTCGGACGATCGAGGTCGGGTGCCAGCCTGTCCAGGTGCGGGTGTCGGGGATGCGCGGGCCACCAGGGCCTGCGTCGGGGCCGCTGGGCGAGGGGTCGGTGACTGCCGACACGATCAGCAATGATCCTGCCGAGCAAGCGGCGATCCGGACCAAGCTGGGCGGGCGTCAGCGGCTCGATATTCGCGATTTTGGCAATGTCGGCGTGGGCGGCAATGACACGGCGGCTTTCGCAGCGGCTTTCCTGGAGGTGGAAAACGCGGGGCTGGATCTCTATGCGCGCGGCGGGACGTATATCGTCGATACGCTGCAGGTGCCCAATGGACACGGCTTTGCCATATTCGGCGACGGGCCGGGGCGGACTATCCTGCAGGCGGCTGCGCCAAATCAGCCGATCCTGATTCAGGAACAAACGGACGGCGCTGCCGACGATGCGATGTTCCTGGACTTTTCGCTAAAGGCTCATGCCGAAGGATCGAACGGACCAGCGTTCGACACGAGCGGGATCCGCAACGGCTATTTCCGGCGCGTCATGGGGCTGTCGGAGGGGGCTGCAGGGTTCGATCGGCTGTTTCGCGTGTCGGCGTCGCCTTACCTGCACTATGGCACCACATGGGACAAATGCGGGATCGCGGGGCAGGCGGGCTTCCATTACGCCTGGCAATTCGATGACGGCGGCGGCGGCGCGGCGACGAACGCCAACGCGGTGCGGATCATAAATCCGTGGGTCTATCTCAACACGGGGATGATCGCCGGGATCGATATTTCCGAATGCACTGGATACGAAATCGCGGGCGGCCTGGTCGAAAGCGCGGGCGACTATGGCATCATCCTGGGAAGCCAGGGGTTCGTGCATAATATCTGGCTTGAAAGCAACGCGATCGCACCGCTCAAATTCCAGAACACGGCATCCGTATTTTCGGCGGGCAACACGCTGACGCAATGCTACCTGTCGGGCTTTGGCGGCAAAATCCCGATTCCTGCCGGATGCGCGGGCAACATTATTCAAAATTGCGGCATCTCGAACACGTTCGTTCCTGCCGATCCTGCCGATCACACGGTTTTTGTCGGCAATCCGCAAGGCGGCGAGCCGGTGATTACGCAGGCGACCGGCGCGCCTGGCGCGCTGCACAAGAATTCGGCGGACGTCATATCGAACCAGGACGGGACGTGGCTGCTAACCTATGACTTCACGGCGACGGCGGCGGGCAATTACAATTTTGCCATATCTGCGCCTGCAGGATTCAGGATCAGCAAGCTGATCGTCGCCTGCAATGACACGCCTAACGGGCGTCCGCTGGTGTCGGTGCTGGCACCGACGCTGGCCGGGTTCACGGTGGCAATTCCTGACACGGCAATATTCGTGATCAGCGCGCAGGTCGGGTTCCAATGAGCCGGGAATTCTGGGTGATGGAACGCAGCCGACGCGGGGGGACGGTGTTCGAAATCATCGAGGCGGACGACGCAGCGCGGCGGATCTGCGATCAGCTTTCGGTTGACGAAGTGCGCAGCCTGGCGCGATCGTGCCAGGCTGCGTTGCTGGTGCATGACCTGGGCAGGCGGCTGCGCGACGTGCCAGGCGCGGGGCAAAATGATTGATCGGGCAACGATCGATGAAGCCAAGCGGCGGACCAGGCTTTCGGGGCTGATCGGCAAAACTCTCAGACTCAAACGGGCAGGCGCTGATTTCAAGGCGATCTGCCCGTTTCACGTTGAGAAGCGCGCCAGCTTCACGATCAGCGACGCCAAGGGGTTCTATCACTGCTTTGGCTGCGGGGCGCATGGCGACGCGGTGCAGTGGCTGATCGATGGCGAGGGCTACCGTCCAGGCGCGGCAATGGCCGAACTGGCAAACCGCGCAGGGCTGGGGATTTCATCGCCTGGGCAGGGCGGCAAGCGGCGTGAGGCGGTGCAGCTGGCGCGCGATAGCGATCCGGAATTTGTCGAATCGATCGAGGTCGCGCGCTGGATCTGGCGGTCGGGGTTGGAGCCGCTGCGCGGATCGCCTGGCGAAAACTGGCTGCGCGCGCGGGGCGTTCATCCTGGGCCGGAAAGCCGCGTGCTGGAGCAGCTGCGCTGGTGCGAGGCTGCACCTAGCGGAGCCTGGCGGATCGGGACCAGTCCGGCGCGGTTCCTACCGGCGATGGTTGCGCCGATCGCGGAGCCGGTGGTGGACGAATGCGCGTTCCAGGTGATCGGGCTGCATGTGACTTACCTGGGCGACGGCGGGCGGACGAAAATCGGCCGGAAAATGTTCGGGCGGACGCGCGGCGCGGTGCTGCTGGGCGATTGGGGCAGCCGTGATCCTGGCGCGGCGATCGGCGAGGGGCCGCTGGCGGTCGGCGAGGGGATCGAGACGGCGCTGGATTTCATGGCGCAGACTCGGACCAGGCGCGGGGCGGCGATGCTGACGCTGGGCAATCTGCAGGGCGTGGAGGACCGACCAGGCGGCGCGCTGGATCTGTGGAACGTCCAGGCGCGCAAAGCGGCTGTCTGCTGGGCCGGGGAAGCCTGCGTGCTGGTCGGGATCGATGCCGACATGAAACCGATGAAAACGAAGCTGCGCGAGCGGCGGCGCGGGCCGATCGTGACGCGCGACCTTTCGGCGATCGAGCGAATGCAAATCTGCGGCAACCTGGCAGCGCAAGCCTGGGGCCGAACGGGCGCGGCAGTGGAGGTGCTGCGGCCAGCAATGGGCGCTGATTTCAACGATAGATTGATCGAGGCGTGACATGGCAAAAGCGCATAAAGTGCCGGTGGTGGATCCTGTCGAACTGGCCTGGTTTGACCTTAACGACCTGGGCAACGCCAAGCGGATCGAAAAGCTGGCGGGCGGACGCCTGGTGTGGATCGAGGGGCGGCAATGCTGGTGCGCCTATACCGGCAAAGCCTGGTCGATTGAGGACGGCGCGCGCCTGGCGCTATCGATCGCGCAGGGCATGGCCGAACATATCGCGGCGGAAGCCGACGCGCTGAAAGCCAGCCTGGAGGGTGAAGCCGACGAGGGCCGCGCAGAATCGAAGCGGCGGCGGATCGAGGCGCTGCACAAACACGCGCGATCGTCGGGCAATTTTTCGCGGATCCAGGCGGCGCTGTCGAACGCCAAGGCGCTTTGCTACGCAGGCCGCGATGATTTTGACCAGGCGATAAACACGATCAATTGCAGCAACCGGACCTTGCATGTGGTGCCGCGCGGGGCGTTGTGGGACGTCCAGGCGCGCGGGCATGATCCGGCAGACCGGATTTCGCGGCTGCTGGACGTCGAATTCGACGGACGCGCCGAATGTCCTATGTGGCTGGATCACCTGCGCACGATCCTGCCGGTGCCGGAAGTGCGGGCGTTTTTTCAGCGATCGATCGGCTATGCGCTGGCCGGGGATCCGTGCGAGCAAGTGTTTTTCATCCTCCACGGGCGCGGCGGCGACGGCAAATCGACGACCTTTGACGTGCTGCGCCAGGTGTTCGCCGACTATGCCAGGACGGCGGCGATCGAGACGTTTTTGCATTCGGCAGCGCGGACGGGGGCAGAGGCGACGCCAGACCTTGCGCGCCTGGCGGGCGATAATCGGTTGACGATCACGGCGGAGCCGCGCGCGGGAGCCAGTCTCGACGAAGGGCGGATCAAGCTGCTGACAGGAACGGAACCGATACCGGCGCGCGAACTCAATCAACCGCAATTCGAATTTGCGCCGCGTTTCGTCACGTTCCTGCAGTGCAACAACAAACCGAATATCAACGGCGCGGACGATGGGATCTGGCGGCGGATCGTGGTTGTCGAATTTCCGCACCAGTTTGGCGATCGGGCAGACAAAAAGATCAAGCGCGCGCTGGCAAGCGAGGCGGCGGGGATCCTGAATTGGGCACTGGCGGGGCTGGTGCAGTATCTGGAGGACGGCGAGTTGATCATTCCCGACCAGGTGAAGGCGGCGACCGAAGCCTATCGCAAGTCGAGCAACAGTTTCGCCGATTGGTTTGCCGAAAACATTGACGCGACCGATCGAACACACCGAACGCTGTCAACGGCATTATTTGAAAACTACAAGGTCCACTGCGAACTCAACAGTGTGTCGGAAAAAGAAACGCTGTCGGCGACGGCATTCGGGCGGGCGCTGGGCGACAAGCAGATTCACAAAACGAAAGACCGGATCGGGCGGATCGTGCGGATCGGTGCCAGGCTGCGGACGCTGCGCGAAATCGATGAAAACAACACCTCTCCCGAAGGAGAGGAAGAAGTTTTCTAGATCGCGGCTTGTTGGGGCTGATCGTGATGGTTTGGGGTTGCCCGACGCCAGGACTAGCGGTGAGGGTTGAGGCTGGCAACGGCATATGCCCAAAAATCCCCCTGGGAGCCCTCTGGAGGCTTTCGGCAGCATGGGGCCGGAAAAATGGCTCGACGCGCTGTGTGAGGCTGTGCGGGCAAATTTCGGGGTGTTGAGCGGGCAGGATCATATCCAAAAAAAGAAAAAGCGAAGCGGCGTTGAGCCAAACCGGGGGTCGGTCGGTCACTACGGCACACGCGGGGCGGTGCGTTCCCTCCCTGGATCCGGTTTGGCGCGGCGCGCTGTCGCGCGTGATTAAGTAAGACAGAGAAGGGCGATTTTCCGCGTCCTTTGTTTTCAATCACTTATGAGAGGCAAAGGTGAAGTGGTATTTCACCTATTGGTGAAGCAGTATTTCACCTATGGCATAGAGCGACGGAAAAAATGGTGCTGGGCGATTGATCTAATTTGCGCCGCGTGCAACATCGGTTTTCACCTATTGGTGAAACGCAGAATCGGGAGGCTCAAATGGGCAAGCTGGCAGAGGTGGTGCGCGTGAAGCCGCAGCATTTTACAAAGGTTTATGAAAAGGGCTGGGACACGATCAGCCGGATCATGGCGGAGAATTCGCTGGCGGCTAAGGTTTACATTTTCCTCGCCAAGCACGCCGACATTCACAACGCGGTGGTTTGCACCGTCGATCTGATTGGCAAGGAACTTGGATATTCGTCGCGGTCAATTATCAGTGCGACGAAGTGGCTGGCCGAAAATCATTATCTGGTGGTGGCAAAGATCGCGACGGCTAACGCCTACATATTGCGACCGGACGATATTTGGAAAACCGGCGAGGAATATAAGGATTTCTGGTCGTTTGGCGCGGCGGCATTGGTAAGCAAGGATCACAACAAAACGCTAAAGCGGCGCATGACAATGATGCTGCGCGGGCAACAGGACGACTTGTTCGAGGGCAAGGCTCCGGACAATGGTTGAGGTGCGGGTGACGGGCGGCAAGGTCATGGAAAAGCGGGCCGTCGAGGTGCTGGCATCGGTGGTTGCGGCTTCGCAAACGATCCTGACGGAAGAAGGATTTCCCGGCGAATTCGTCATGTTTGTGCGAATGCCTGAAAGCGCGGTGACGGCAGACGGCAGCGACTGCGCCATGATCGGGACGCTGGAGCCGCTCGACGCGGCGGAATTCGTCGGGGCGTGGCTGGTCGATTATGTGAAGCGATTGAACGACCAGGACGAAGGAAAAAAGCATTGATGTGGACAGTCTGGCAGGCGCTGGCGGTGGCCGGGATCGCGCTGTCGGGCGCGTTCGCGCTGGCAGGATGGGCATGGAGCCTGCGCCGCTGGCGCGAGGCGATGGAACTCAACCGCGCGCTGTTCGAGGCGCTGGAGCGCGCGCACGCGCTGATGCGCAAGCAAATCGACGAAGCACATAAGCAGGAGAACTGAAATGGCATCGCAAGCAGTGAAAATCGTCGCAAAACAGACGGCGTTCGGACGGGCTCGTGAGGCGTGGGAGGATCACGCCGGGGACTACGAATCGGCGGCGACGGCGCTCTATGAAACGATCATGGGCGACAAGCAGCTGATGAAGGAAATCCTGCCGCAGGTGTTGCTGAACTGGTGCCATGAAATGATCCGTGGCCAGGCGGCGCAGGCGCGCGGGCGGATCGTGCCTAGCACGCTCGATGCGACGCAAGGCGGGGCGCGCCTGCGCGCGGTGATAGGCCAGACGCTGTTCGATTTTCCGCTGCCTGGCGGCAAGCGCCTGGGCGATGCCAACGGCGAGGAAATCGGCGACGCGGCGGCGGGATACCGGCAACAGGCGGACACGCTGGGGCACCGCGCGCGCTGGCTGGCCGCAGTGGCCGAAAAAGTCGGACGCAGCAATCGCGCCGAAGGGTCGCTGTCGCTTGCACAATTGGAGGAATTGCTGGAGGCTGCGCGCGCTGATGACTGAATTTTCCCTTTCCGGTGGCCGGAGCAAGAACGTTTCCCAAAAGGTCAGTGCTGCCGGAAAGCCGCGTCGCCCGTGCCATGAGATCGGCGCAAACCTAAACCGCCCTGCGCGGGCGACGCCATGACTGACGAATTGCAAATTGGGCGTGCCACCGGCGCTTTGAAAACCAAAAACCCATCGCGCGCCCAAACCCTTTCCGGCGACCATATCCAGCACGTTAACCAGAAGGAATTAGTCGCCGGAAACCCTTCCAGCGCAGCCAAGAGCCGAGCCGAAAACCCTGTAGGTGCCGCTGCGCTGGAAGTCCTGATCGGCCAAATTGTCGAGCAATGGCGCAGGCGGCAGGACATGCTGCGCGCGCACCAGCGGCTCAACCTGCAGGCGCAGGCGGTCTGCCGCCGCTTTGTCGACGGCGACAAGGTGGCAGCTGGCAAGCTGTGGGCCAAGGTGCGCGACGATCCGGCGCACGATCTGCGGATGTGGCTGGGGCCGTTCCTGCTGGCGATGGAGCCGCTGGAGGGCGCGCAGCGGGAAATCGAGCGGCAGCTGGCAAAACTTGCCAAGCAGCTTCCCTGCCATGCCTGGGCGCTGGGCGTGCGCGGCCTGGGGGACGTGTCACTGGCGGCGATCGTCGGCGAATGTGGGATCGGCCCCGGCGAATTTCGCAGTGTATCGGCGCTATGGAAGCGCATGGGGCTGGCGGTGATCGGTGGCGGACGGCAGCGACGCATTACCGGTGATGCGGCGCTGGAGCATGGCTATTCGGCGCAGCGGCGCGCGCTGCTGTGGAATATCGGCGGGAACATCATCAAGGGCCAAATCCGCAGCGAAAAGGGTGAGGATGGAAAGAAGCTGGAGGGCACCAGCTTTGCGCTGGGCGAACTCGGGCAGGTCTATCTGGATCGCAAAGCCTACCTGGTGGCACGCAATGCCAGCCTGGTGGATCCGTGGTCGCCGCTGCACATACACAACGATGCTAAACGCTACATGGAGAAACGGCTGCTGCGGCAGCTGTGGGCTGAATGGCGGCGCGCCACGTTAACTGCGTAAACCAAGTGACGGATGCGCGCCGCTGTTCAGTCAATTCCCCAATATCTGGCGAATGCGCGGACGCCGATCACGGCTAGCGCATAGGACGCTGACAGCGCAGCGATCGCGACGATCAAGATGATTGCGAAGGGGTCACGGCGCATCGGTCGGAGCGGCGCGCGTGAAGTCTGCCGACTGATCACTGCTAAGGGTTGGGGTTCCGTCACCTGTCGCGCTTTGCCCGACTATCTGCGTCCGGCAGACCAGCGCGCAATTGGGGTTCGATACCACGACAACCAGGGCTGCAGGCTGCGGCGGGACGCTGATCGTGGTCCGGCAGGCGGTGAGGGCGATTAACGCGGCGAGGATCGCGACGCGGTGCATTCGCCTAGCATACCGGATCCGATTCCATGGCAACAGCGACGGACAGTTTTTGGCGCTTAAGTGGCTGGTTTCATTGACTTGACGGATAGACGGATAGTTTGCTCCATTGAGAGCGCCTTATGCGCGCGCGTCGCGCGGGCGGATGCGCGAGAGATTCCTGCATAACCCTCCAACTATCCGTCATTGCTATTTATAAAGTAAATAAGTGTTAATAAGAACAATCGCTTAAGAAGGCTCTAGGGTGACGGACAGTTGTGTTTAAACTATCCGTCAACCCTCCGTCAGTTGTGGCGAAGTAGAGGCTGCGCTATGGTGCTTGCTCGACGGCATGGAGCGCAGCGCAGCCATGGGCCTCAAGGTTCTTCCCTCTCTGATCGATGCCGTGCCTGCCCTGCTGCGCGCACCTGACAAGCTACCTGATCAAATCTACACGTCGCCCGAATGGCGCAGCCTGGTCGATCGGCTCAAGGCGCAGCGCGGAGCCTGGTGCGAACGCTGCGGATCGAAGGCGCGCCTGGTCGGCGATCATGTGCAGGAACTGCGCGACGGCGGCGCTGCGTTCGATGAAACCAACGTCAAGCTGCTTTGCTATGGCTGTCACGCTCGCAAGACGGCGCAGGCGCGCCAGGCGCGCAGCTTCGGACGCGCTGCAGGCGGGGGGGCGTCGCAAACATGAAAAGCGCGAAGGGCCTGCTAAC